AACAGTAGCAGTTAAAGCACCGTCCAATGTCAAGTTACCCGCAGCTGCAGGTGTTTGTGAAGTGGCGATGCCGTTTGTATCCGCCGCTGTTGGTTCTTGAAAATAACGAACTAATGAGTTTAATGCCCAGTTAGTGTCTGTTAAGTCTTTACCGCGATAGCCACCTGATGTGGCGCCGCTAATTACTGGACCCGTTTTTACCGGACCCGAAAAAGTTGTTGTACCCATTTGTACTCCTTGGCTGTATAGGCCATTTGCTATGCCGTCTCTATACCGTCTGCCTAGCCAGTCTGCATAACTATTTACTAGGATAGGAAGGGCGAACTAACTTCGCCCTTCCTTAATTAATTTTATGCTCCTGGTGAGCCAAATATTCCACGCCAGTCAGACCAGCCGAAGCTGTATCTTTCTCTCGCTTTATATCTAACGTTTCCAGTATCGAAGTCGCCTTCCATCGCAGTACGAATAGGAGCTCTAGTGAAGTGTTTAAGTCCATTAGGAGCATCCGTTTTAATGAACCAAGCGTCTGTATCAGTCAAGAAATTGTTTACCACATAACCTTGTGGAATCATTCCCATTGATTTTACAGCGTTGATGTCATTATCAGCAGTTGCTGGTCGTCCTGGTGATTTTAGCAATCTTTCTACATTGAACTGAAGATTGACTGGGATGATTAGTTTCATGCCCCTTAGAGCAATTTTTAATCCTCTTTCGTCTTTCATATCAGCAATATCGATAAGAGCCTGCTCGAGCGAAGTTTCGTTCAAGTCGGCAGCAGTTGTCAATTCGTTTTTTTGGTCCCCACTAAGTGTAGGATGGTCAGTCGCTAAAAGCTCCTTTCCATCACCACCAAGGTAAGAGCTGTTGAATCCTCTATTGAGAATGTTTGAAGCTTTTACTTGTTTAGTGTTGGCCATTGAACGTGCCAATGCCTTTGTGTATCGAGTGCTAATCTTGTCGTAAAGGTTATCCTCTACGGCTTCTTCGGTTAATGCGAAAGCCAAAGCAATGGTTTCCATGGTGTACCTTGCAGTGTAAGTTTCTTGAGCGTCTTCGTAGCTTACGCCTTGACCCTCAGGTTTTACAGCTGCATTGGCGAAACCACCTAGCATTACTTCTTCTTCGAACGCACGATCGGAACTCTCTGTATCAAAGATTTCCTTATCTTGGTTTTCGTAGCGGTCGTATTCCAACCCAAACAAAGCGTTTAAACCTGGTTCGAGTTCTTTGACCAATTGCATTCTTGAAATTACCATTGTTCAATTCCTCCTATAGGTTAAACCCCAGTACCGAAATTATAGTACAGATGTTCGTTGAATCTTACGATCCAATTTGAATTTGCACTAGAAATATCGCTATTATCTGGATCTTCTGAAATTCTCACTACTCTAAATTGAGCAGTTCCGCCAGCGACGGAGCCTAACTCAGATTTAGAAGCACCATTAATGGTAGAACCTGCAGCATAAACTTGGTCACAGTTGTCTCCAACTGCTGTTTGTGCCAATGTTCCATTAGCTTGAACTTCGAAGAGTTTATTCGGATCGTCATAGACAAACGCTTCAATATTACCCACGGTAGGCGTAATGCTACCAGGGTAGTAATTTTTCCAAGTTGGTTTTTGCGTAGTAGGATCATTATAAAAGCAGCCATTGAAAACTCCAATGTTAGCTGTAGTAGTATTACCACTAACTGTTATAGTTCCAGCTGTTTCCAGCGTAACAACATCGCCTTTATAGATAACATCAGATTCACCTGATGCGATCAAGTATTTAGAAGTTCCACCATTTTGGATGTTACTTCCTAATTCCCCTACGGCTCTAAAACCAAATGGCGCGTCTTTATTAGCCATGATTTTTCCTCATAGTAAATTGTTATACACACCCCCCATGGGTGTGTAAAAATTGTGTAATTTTTGTGGAGGAAACTAAGTGTTTCTTTTGCCACCAAAACTTACGCGAGTGCTTCTCTCTTTCGAGACAGGCATGCTAGGATGTTGATCCTTCAAGGGATCGTTTGCGATCGCGTCGTCCTTATCCTGCGTTACTTGTGCAAAATGGTTCTTACGCTCTGCAACCGTTTCCTTCGGAATTCGCGCTAGCATTAATCCTCCAACAGCTATGACACCGTTATATTTACCTGAATCAACTTGAGGCCATTCAACGTCAGGATATTCGTCCCCTCGGACAAACTCCCAACCTTCCCTTAGTCTAGCGGATACATTTTTTTGATCCATCTGTCCTAAAGACTCGGCCCTAATCCACCTATGGACAAATCCTGGTGGTGCAGGTGGTGCGTCTAGTGTTGACGGCGGAGCCCATGGTTTCCTTCGAGAAACTTTCTCTCTGGTTTCAGACTCGCGTGATGGTAGTTTATTTGTTTTTATATTTTTAATATTCATATGCCTACTCCTTCACGTACTTCGCATATTCGCTTAGTGGCACACCTAGTTTTTTTGAAATGGCTACTTGTGACGGTGTGAGTCTCACTGTGCCCTTGCGCCTGATTGGTCCACCCCTACTTGCCGAGGCAACCGTTTGAGTCGGCGAAACTGATCCCCCATCGGGGGAAAATCTGTGAGGAAATGTTTCCTTCATCCTTTTGTCTATCTCAGTATAATAGTCATCGGTAGTTGGATCAAATCCTTCTTCCACTATCTTACGATGAATTGAGAAGGATGTCAAGGTCATTGGTTCATCTTCTCCAAACCACTTGTTTTTCTCCGCCCACGACTCTGCCTTTGGATCAGGTGGAGGTGGTGGAGGTGGTTGCTGCGGATATTGGGGCTGTTGGGGCATTTGTGGCTGGTTTGGGTTAACCCCACGTGCCACCATTTCCTTTTTTAGCCTCTCACGCTGCGCCTGTGTGGACTTGACTCTTTCGGATTCAATGGCCAGACGCGCTAATTTTTGTTGCGCCTCTACCTGTGCATCCGAATCGCCTAGTTCAACAGCCGCTTTTAAGGCCTTTTTAGCCTCGTTTGTTTCCGCTTCCACACGCGTCGCAAACTCACCAACATAGCCGGCGTCCAACCGCCGTGCCCTGTTTCGAAGCTTGCTGGCATCCCCTTGTACACCTTGGGCGTAGTCAATGGCTGCCGCTTCGCGTCTTTCCGATTCACGTAATTTTTTTGTTAGCTTGTCTATACGGGACTGAACTTTTTTCCCATAGTCTTCAACCTCAGTTGCGGAAGCAACTGCTCCCTCAATAGATTTTTCTCCTACATCTATTGTTTCATCCGTTTCCGAATTAACAATGGTGGGAGCGTCCTTTACTTCAACATCAACGCCGGCCCCTTCGGAAGGAAGGTTGACCATTTTTTCATCGGCATCGGCCTGTGTTTGTATTGTCGTTTCTGCAGGCATAATTTACTCCTGTTATTTGTATTGCAAGATATCCTCCGGGTCTTTTACCACGGCGATTATCTCGTCATCATTAAGTATTCTCACTTCACCACCCTCTATTCCAAATCTAGACCCGGCGTATCGACCGAATATAATCCAGTCATTTTTCTTGCACCACGGTCCGTTCGAAAATCTCTCTTTATCTTTATAGGCATCGGGTCCAACTTTTAGGACCAAACCGGTAACGGTTGTGTATCCCCTCTCCTCGATTGTCTCATCAGACAATATTATGCCACCCTTAGTTTTTCCTTGTCCTTTGTATGGAAGAATTAAAAGTCTCCAGCCTGTCGGCTCCGGCAATCTGTCTAAAACTTTTTCTGTAGGTAAATGATCAATATCCTTAAGGGCCTCTTGTTGTATTTTTGCAACAAATCGGTTTTCCTTTTCTTCAGCGATCTTGTTATTTTCATTCGCTTCCACTGCGAGGTCTTTCTCCTCGAGGGCGAATCTACGTGTCGGTATCTCTGTCATCATCTTTCTGCAGGTCCTGTATCTCCTGTTCCATTATGTTATAGCCTTTGTATTCACCCACTGTCTTGTTGTATTCGTCAAAGCTGTGAATGCCACTGGCGATAATTGTTTTTAGTTCTTCCTTGCGCTCACGAATCCTTTTCAGGATTGTATAAATAGCGGTCGTGTCTTCCAAGTTATTTTTTTACCTTCCCGCCTTTTGCTTTACTGATCTTTCCGCCTTTCTTGGCCATCGTACGTGCACCGGAATAAGCTCCTTGGCCCATGGCATTTTCCATGCCTTGGCTCATTGCGCGTCTTCCCGCCATGCTTCCTGTAGCTCCTGGGTTTCTTGCGCCCAAGGATTCATCCAGCCTTGCGTTATAACCTTGAGAGGCCATTCCACCGTGCTGTTTCTTGGCTACCTTTCCGCCTTTGGCTTTCTTGACTGCTCCACCTTTCTTGTAGGTAGTGGTGCCGAATTTCTTTCCAGGCGTTTTACGACTTTCTCTTCTAGCGTCTATTTTTCCAACCATGGTTTTCTCCTTAATGTATTTAGGTTATTTTGTCAAGCCCTTAGTTTTCTCGAAACTTCTGAGCCCGGCCACGCCGAGCATTGAGGTGACAATG